TCCAAAAGTTATACCACCACCGCCATCTCCTTGTTCTTGAGGTATAATAGGATAAGGATATATACCAGGACCCATAATACCTGTGCTTGCAGGAGAGGATATATTAAATGTTATAGGTGCTCTAGCTTGAAAGTTTTGTAAATAAGGATCTTGACTTAAAAATTTATTACCTTGATCGTAACGTTCTTTGTCTATTCCTATTAAAGATGCTAATGACATTATCTTCTTCCATCCGGTTGTATATCTAATCTAAATGTGCCTAGCTTCCAGTCTTGTGAAGCTGCAGTGTTAGATATTTTTAATGCAATTGCTCTCGCTCTTGCCCTAGTGTCTACCTTATCAGTAGAGTTTGTTACTGTAAAGGGCCCTAACGATGAGCTAGACGCTGTATTATTGGGGTAATCTCTTAATAATAATGTAATCGTTGTATTGCCTGTTTGAGATATAAAGTCAGGTATAATTCTTCTTATCTTCATTAGAAACTCACCATCACCTCTAAGATCTGGCATACCAATAGTCTGTCCTTGTGCAGTTCTTTTTTGTGTAATATCAAAATCTCCAGATGTAATTTCTGCAAGTATAGGGGTAACTGTACCTCCAGCCACAACTTGGTCTGTACCTACCTCATGTTCAAAGTAAATAGAACAACCATCAGTATTACCTATTACATCAGAGGCTGTGCCATCCGGTTCATATTCTGTTGCGTGTGGTTTATTAAACACAGCAGAGTCTGCCCATGCTGTTCTTGATAAAGTTCCTGTAGTCCATATTGCTTGTTTAGGACTAGCTCTACTATAAGATTCAATGTAATTATAAGATACCATATTGTTAATAGCTAAAGAAGTACCTGATGGATAGAACCATATAACTTCTCCAAACAAGTTGTTTAGTCCTACGTTAATTAAATCTCTAGGTGTGGAGTTTAGATTATCAAATACAAAGTCCTCTACTAAACAGTCCATAGATTCTAGTTGACCATCGTATTTAAAGAAACCATTTTCTGACATCCAAAACGCTGTACCATCTACCTCAACGCATGCGTTCTTACCAATCAATCCACAGTTACTACCTATCTGTTGAAAAGAGAAAGTAAACGGTTGACCTACAAAGGTCATTAAGAATAACGCTGTATCTGTCCAAACATAAATTGCATCCCTACCTCGTATGGCCCCCATAATTTTAGAACCGGCTGCAAGTCTTTGTGTACCTGCCGTGTTCTCTGCAGTTACGGTGTATGCGTCTGTGCCATCAATATTCTCTTGATCAGAGAATCTAATAAACATAGCATCTTGAGATGATTGATTACCTACTGTAGTTTCAGTTCCAAAGAATACTAAGTGCCGATCTGGTGTGGATACTAATACGTGACGTGATGCTGTTGGTGCATTTGGTATAAGAGTTGCTCTTGTAGATGTTGCATTTGTTGCAGCTGCGTCCCACTCAAAACATCTGCCATTATAAATTAGTGCAATAAGTTTTGTACCAAAGTTATCTAATACCCATAAGCCAGGATCAATTGTAAAGTCAGCAGACGAAGCTTCACCCCATGCTACAAATTCAGATATATTCGTAACAGTTACACCACCAGTGTGGCCAGCTTTTGTAGTACCATTAACTTCTCTAGCACCACCACTTAATATGTTTGTAGTCGTATTATTATTTGTATAACTAATGTCTTCTGTGCCAATTCTAATTTCACCTGTAGCGGGAAACTGAGATGTGTCGGTTA